TGTATATGCAATCGGTTGAAACCGAGATGCAAGCTTTTGCGGCATGGTCTAAAAACATAAGAACTTTTAGAATAATAAAAGATGTCTCGGAAGTAGTAGACGGAAAAGAGATCTTGTGCCCTGCATCCGAGGAAGCAGGAAGCAGAACAACTTGCCTCGAGTGCGGCCTATGTGCCGGAACACAAACCAAATCCAAAAAATCAATTGCTATCGTTGCACATGGTACAGGTAAAAAACATTTTGTTGCATAGTATAGGAGGCCTTGTGCCTCCTCTTTTTTGATGATACCTTTTTATTACGCACGTTCTCCTATAGACAGAGAGGCGCAGGTCGCAGGTCGCAGGTCTGTGGCTCTCTGTTCCATAGATTTAAGGCCGCAGGTCGCAGGCTCGCAGGTAGGCCGCAGGTGTCTCCTATATATAAGGCCGCAGGCCGCAGGTCAGAGATGCAAGATCCATGGATCTGTAAGGCCAGAGCCCCTTCAAATAAAAATACATCGCCTTGGAGAGGTGCGTGGAGCAAGAAAAAACTTGCACCACCACAACGAGAATGCGCCAAATGCCAAGCAATTTGTGACTTTTGCACCTTTACCCTGCCATTTTTTAGTATTTTTAATTCAACCCATAGCGGAACACCATCCATACAAATGTAACAGTCTGGCATTCCTTCAGATACGCGGTTCTCAAGCCTCTGACAATGCGTCTTTTTTGGGAAGCTTTTCTTCAATACTTCCCATAACTGTTTCTCCGTCTTTGGCATTTTCTGTTACCTTATACTCACCTTCTACAAATGCATGTGGGTATGACTTTCTGAGCTCAGATAATCTATTCACTATTTCCTCTCTGGAAAGACTATCTATCTGGTGTATGTGGTTTGCCTCGCGTCTATCTATTGTAAGACCGCCAAGGCTCGAGCGTATTTTTTCGGCATTGATTGCCGCAGAATATTGCCCTGCCTCTTCAGCACCTTCTGAGAGCTCTGCAAGCCTCTTTAATTGTCCAAGCAAAGTAATTCCATATTTCTTTTCTCTAGTCTCTCTTAATTCTTTTATAAGTTCGACTACTTCTGGATATGATTTACCATCTAAAAGTTTTACTGCATGGTTACGAGCAGAGTCTTGGGCATACCCTGCCAATCTTGCACAATCTGCGTTTGAATTTTTGCCTTCAACATATAATTTTGCAAACTCTCTTTGTCTTTGTGTTAAACCAGAAGGCCTTCCAAGTTTCTTTTCCAATAGTAAAATCTCCTCAAATTTTAACTTTAAAAATTATTTTTTCGTGCGCGGTATGCGTTTGTCCCCTAAAAAGTGTAATAAATGTACTGAGAGTGTACTGAGCACTATCATAAAAAACAATAACTTAGACGACTCAGTACGTCAGTACGTTCAGTACAAGACTTTTTTAAAAAATTTTTTTTATTTTTCATCAGAAACTACTATATGTAAAAAGATAAAGATTTATTCAGATAATCACTTGACATGGGAAAACCTATTCATTATTAGTATATTATCAACATTTTACTAGAAGGAACAGAAAATGACAACACAACAAACAAATGACCAGTGGATCGAGGACGGAGATTATTCCATCGAGAACCATGGTTCGGTGTTCTTGGTCTTCCCACAGAATGAGGATGCCAAGGAAAATTTAATCAACAACGTATCTAATGAGGTACAGTTTTTGGGTGATGCGATGGCCGTTGAGCCAAGGTTCATCACTCACTTAGTAGAGATATTTAACAATGAAGGTTGGAGGGTTTGTTAATGGGAAGGAATTATATAATAAAGCCAAAGAAGCAAGATAGCGCAGAGTTTCGGGTTTATGTAAGGAATTTAATACACGAAGTAGGCAAGCACATGGATGATTTTCAATCAACCAGAGAAGACTTTTTTCATATGTCAAACGAGATAGCTACCATGCCTAAAAAAGGTGCGTGTGACATTTACATGATGGCAAATGAATTAAGCGATTTATCTGAGGAATTAGATTCATTACATGAAAAAACTTTAGAAGTTTGGGACAAACTAAGAGAATGGAATCCTAATTGGCAAGGAGAGGAAGAATGATTAACTTTAAATATTTAGTGGATAGTTTCCCAGAAAACAAAGACCAAGCGGAGGAGCTATGGCAACAAATCTGTAGCTCCCTTGCACCAGAAAACCTACATGAGGATGGTGAGATATCTAATTCTCAGGCGGATCGTAAATTCATGGACATCCACCATGATGCACGATTGTTAGCTACCGTGTCTTCATGCCCAAAGCATATTGCTGACAGGTGCGATGACGATATTTCGATGTATGTAAGGAGAAAGTAAATGGATTTAGAATGGAACGATGAACCTGTGACGGTCGAGCAAGTAAAAAATTGGGTTGGTAGTGAATGGACATTCGACAATCTTTGTTTGCTTTTGGCTGAGTTAGCAAATGGGGAATACGAACAAGAACAATTAAAACACGACATTCACGACACTTGGAGTAGCACACAATGAAATATTTTATTGGAAAAATTCGGGAGCAGTATGGTGAATTTGAGGTAGAGCAATCAATCATTTTTTCTACATCACAAGACCCTGTCAATGTTTTGGAACTAATCGCTATGGGTTGGTATGGTCAGGATGAGCATGACTCTGACGGCTTGCCCGAGGGTATGTACTGGAACTGTGGTGAGATGGCCTATGGGGCAGGGAATTATCACGAGATTACTGCCGCTACATATAACGAGCTAAAAGAAAAAAGAATTTATGTAGAAATGTATGCTGAAGAAAAAGCACTTTGGAGCAGAGATAATGACACGATATGATTTATTGCAAACATTGGAAATGATTTTTCCTAACAAAGAAGAAAATGATGCTTGGTTTGTTGCAAGCGAAGACGAGGGAATAGTTAGAATAGCATTTGTTGTAGATATAGAGGAGGAAACAGATGCCTAGAATAATGATAGAATGGGAATGGCAGGATGCCTTCAGTAAATGGGGGTTCATGGACGGAGATGGATGGAACGGAACGCACCTTGTCAGTGAGTTTATCGAGTCCCTTGGGTACGAGGTCGAGTGTGATAATTGGGGTATTCATAACTATCTAATTCTGGACATTCGGGAAAAGATAGCGGGAACGGACGCAACTGTTTCTATCTTGTTTAATCCTGACAATCATATTGGCGATGATCTAGATGATTGGAACGAGGAATGCCGCAAGCGCATAGATGCGTACTATCCAGACAAAGTAGGGGGTAAGTTTGATCCATTAGGATATGCAGAGCCCGAGTCTTATCTGCCGCAGGATTTAATTGATTCTTTGAACGAAGAATTTCACAACGAGTATGAGGTGTACGAATGAATAAGATTTATACTTTAAAAAACACACTCGATGGTAGTGTTGTGAAGTGGACACTGCCTGAGATACTGGAGGAGATAAACCGAGACAGGTCTGACGAATGGTCTGACTATGATGAGTGGGATTGGAAAGAGGGACTCGATACTTTTACCGAGTATGAGTTGGTGCAAGAATGATAGAGACTGCATTAGTATGCCTTGCACTTAATATCTACCATGAAGCTCGTAACCAACCAACGATAGGTCAGGTGGCCGTGGGTCAGGTAGTAATGAACCGTGTTAGGGATGAAAGATTTCCTGACACGGTGTGCGAGGTTGTCAAACAGGGGCAGACCTATTCTTGGCGACCTGACCTTCCAATCAGAAACAAGTGTCAGTTTAGTTGGTGGTGCGATGGTAAGAGCGATAGGCCGCAGGATGAAGAGGCTTGGGAGCGTGCTCTATTGTTAGCATCGGGGGTATATCTGGACAAACTACATGATTTTGTGGAAGGATCAACACATTACCATGCCATTTATGTCTTACCGGACTGGCATGAAAGCAAACAATATGTGGTCAGGATTAATGACCATGTGTTCTACAAATGGGAAAAATGACATGAACTTTATAAAGAAAATTATCTCTTTTATATTCAGAGATCCAAAAAGAAAAGATGCTACTACCAAAGTTTCTGGTGTGGGTGGCAGGTCAAAATAATGTGGAAGCGTTGTACAGTTTGCGGTGAAAAGGCAGACGCAATAGATAATAATACACCTTATTGTGCAGACCATTGGTTTAAATACTTTACAAACGAAGGAGGTTTATATGGGAAAAATGAGCGATCTAGCAATCGAGCTAGAGGAGATGGAACTAAGCGTAGAAGAGTTTCGACAACAGATACGCGAGCTCAATGATGCCGTTGTTAATTTTCAACCGCCAAAACCCACACGGCAGACCAGAGCTAAGACAAGCTCTAAGATGGCTAGAAACATAAGTGGGTGGAGAAGAGGCCTGGGACAATGATACATGGAGATGACATAGATTTTCTTCTTGAGATACATGACAAGTATCAGGACGGAAAAATAAATTTAAACGAAGCAATTCGCAGGGCTCAATTAGTTTTGAATTTATCAGAGGACTCTTTGAAAAAAGTATTCATAGATATTGAAAGAAACAATGTAGTTAAGATTGCAGGCTAATGTTTAGATATAAAACACCACCATACGCCCACCAAGAAGAGGCACTTCGCAGGTCTTATGACAAGAAGAACTATGCCTATTTTATGGAGATGGGATGCGGCAAATCTAAGGTATTGATAGATAATATCGTATGGCTCTATGACATTGGTCATATAGACACGGCTATTATCATTGCACCCAAGGGTGTGTATCGAAACTGGGAGCTCTCAGAAATACCTGCACACATGCCTGATCACGTTGACTATAGGGTGGACGTATGGAAACCAAGCCCCAACAAGGCAGAAAAAGAAAAGCTTATGGAAGGGGCAACAGAACAGAGAAAGCGGTTAAGAATACTTCTTATTAATGTGGAGGCTTTTGGATCAACAACTAAGAAACTGAGTTTATATCTGGCAAGCTACATAGATAACTGTAAGTTTATGTTGGCCGTGGACGAGAGCACGACCATAAAAAATCCAAAGGCCAAACGGACAAAGAACATTATACAATTTGGCAAGCAGGCAGGATACAAGCGCATATTGACAGGCTCTCCAGTAACAAAGTCACCTATGGATCTATTTTCTCAGTGTGAGTTCATGGATAAATCACTGCTGAACCATGATAGTTATTGGTCGTTTCAGGGTCGGTATGCTGTAACACGCACACAAAAAATGGGCAATCACAGTTTTCAAATGATTGTAGGGTACAGAAACTTAGAAGAACTATCCGAAAAGTTAGACAAGTTCTCGTTTCGTGTAACAAAAGAGCAGGCCCTGGATTTACCAGACAAGATATACACAACTCGTGGTGTGTCTTTAACGGACGAACAACTCGAATACTATGTATCACTCAAGAACGTAGCAGTCGCATTGCTCGAGGGTGGTGATTTGGTATCAGCCCCCGCAGTTATGACACAACTTTTGCGCTTGCAACAAGTGCTCTGTGGTCATGTGATGACGGACGATGGTGAGCTAGTAGAGATACCTTCGAGAAGAATAGATGCCCTACTCGATACAATAGAGGAGATGCAGGGCAAGATAATTATATGGTCACGGTTTAGGTATGACATAAAGAAGATAGCTAAAGTTCTCAAAGATAAGTTTGGTGAGGGCTCTGCGGTTACATTCTTCGGTGACACAACTGACAACGAAAGACAGAACGCGATAGAAAGTTTTGAAAGAGGTGAGGCACGATTCTTTGTGGCAAACCCACAGACAGCAGGTCGGGGGCTCACGTTGAATGCAGCAACGAATGTGATCTATTACTCAAATGATTTTAATCTCGAGACACGCATGCAGTCCGAGGACCGATGTCATCGTATCGGTCAACATAATAAGGTACTGTATGTAGATCTTGTGTGCCGTGGTACGGTAGATGTGCACATTGTAAAGACATTACAAGGTAAGATTAAGATATCTGCCGCAACATTAGGAGAGAAAGTTAAGGAATGGCTAAGAATACCAACGAAATAATATTATTTATTGGGTTGACATAAACTTATCATTGCTTATATAACAAAACTAGAGATTTTAAATTATTACAGGAGATTTGATTGGATATTACGAAGTTTAAATCAGTAGCCATTTATGTGGAGACTCATGCAAAAGTAAAAGAGCTTGCCTATCAGGGTAGAAGGAGCGTTCCTAAACAAATGGAACTACTCATAGACAAAGCTTGGGAAGAACATTTGGCAAGCAAGAAGCTTGACGGTGTGAAGAAAAAGTAGGACACTACTAAACCACCCGAAGGGGTAAAACTTTATTTTATATTCAAGAAGGAGAAGACATGAACGATTTTGATTTATTCGCGCATATAGAACAAAAGATTGATGCAAGTAAGTTTGACGAAGTATCTACAGAAGGTGTTTCGGATCTATCTACACTTGTACGCAGGAAACTACAGATTGACAAAGACATTGAGGATGCAGAACAGCATCTTAAAAATCTAAAGTTTCAGGCAACTAAGATTTCCACAGAAGATATCCCTGCTCTCATGCAAAAGATGGGTGCCAATAAACTAGGGGTCGATGACCATGAGGTTAAGATCGTGCCCTTTGTTCATGCACGCATAAGCGAAGAGAACAAGGATAAAGCTCACGGATTTATTCGATCAGTGGGCGAAGGAGATATCATCAAGAACGAAGTAACTGTAAATTTTTCTGCGGGTCAGGACAATGAAGCAGGTGCGTTTGTAGATGAACTTAGAAGTCAAGGTAAAGATCCAAACCAGAAAACATATGTACATCATTCCAAGTTGAAGGCATGGGTTAAAGACAGAATCTCAAAAGGTGAATCAATAGACATGGATTTATTTTCAGTATTCACAGGTAACGAAGCAAAAATTACAAGGAAATAGTTATGACAGAAGCAGTAGCAAAGAAAAAAGAAACAGCAGTAGCTAATATTATGGAACAGTTCGAGGCTCATGCAGGAGCAGGCATGGATTCGATTGGCACGGAGGATATGCAGATACCATTCTTGCGTATCTTGCAACCACTCAGCCCACAACTTCTTAAGACAGACCCAAAATTTATTAAGGGTGCGTCAGCAGGAGATTTGTTTAACACAGTAACAAGTCAGGTGTGGGATCCGGAAGAAGGTGTTGTTGTGATACCTTGTGGATATACAACTAAGTATCTCGAGTTCTCCTTCAGAGAAGAGGGTGGTGGATTTGTCCAGGAATTGAACCCAACCAATCCAGATATTCAGAAGGTAGAACGTGTTGGCTCGTCTGAAAAGCTACCTTCTGGCAACGAACTCGTGCGTACTGCACAACACTTAGTCATGCTCGTGGACGAAGACGGTGGTACACAAAGTGCTGTATGTGATATGAAGAAGACACAACTGAAAGTTTCTAGACGTTGGAATACTCAGATGCGTATGTTGCAGTACAAGGGCAAGAAGGGCCTCTACAACCCACCGATGTGGGCAACAGTATGGAAGTTGAAAACAATCCAAGAGTCTAATGACAAAGGTTCGTGGTTCAACTTCGATGTATCCAAGATGGAGCCTACCGATGTGCCCCTCCCTGCTATCGAGGCGGCCAGGACACTCTTTGATAGTTTCAGAAAAGGTGAGATACAAACTTCGAGTGTAAGTTCAGACGAAATAGATGACTCTCCAGAGTCTACTGATGGTGACTTACCCTTTTAAATTTTGGTGAAGCTTGTTGTTGACGGGAGTTGGAGGTCCCCGAAAGGTTATGGAAGTGCTTCATCAATGTGAGTGTATTTAATTGGCGTTTTATCCGCTCACAAGTTCCTTTCTATTTCATAACCAACCTCCACCATTATCTGGAGAGAATAGATGAATCAAACGCAACGGTTCATGGCGGCTTTCAAAGGGTTTGAATACGCACATGGACAGACAAAAATACAAGAAGAAAGAGTGGCCGGAAAGCAAAAGGCTAACTCTAGAATTATTCGAGAGCCTCTTACAGAAGAGCTCGTAGAGTCTCACCTAAAAGGTATCCTTGGTGTAGGATCTATTCCCATAAATGAAAACAACAAATGTAACTTCGGTGCATTGGATATTGACACCTATCCTCTAGACTTAGTAGCCTTAGATAAAAAGCTACGGGCCGCAAAGGTTCCGTGTATCGTGTGCCGTTCTAAGTCGGGCGGTGCTCACATATTCTTCTTCTTTACAGAAGAGATACTAGCAGGAGAGTTCCGTGACAAGGCATCTGAGATTGCGTCATATCTTGGATTTGGAGGGTGCGAAATATTTCCCAAGCAAGAACAGGTGCTTGTTGAGCGTGGTGATGTTGGGAACTTTATTAACCTTCCATACTTTGACTCGGAACAAACCATGCGGTATGCGGTCAAAGAGAACGGCAAGAACGCGAAGCTAACAGAGTTTCTCACACTTGTTAAGAAACGCAGTGTTTCACCAAAAGATTTTTTAAATATTAGTTTAGGCGGTCAATCAAATATGTTTAAAGATTGGCCTCCATGTTTGCGTGTGATGATGGAGCAGGGCATACCGGAAGGCACTCGAAACACAACGATGTTTAACGTGGCTATCTTATGCAAGATGATGGACCCAGATAACTGGAAGTCGAATCATGAAAAGATCAACACGCAGTATTGTCAGCCACCACTGCCTGCCTCTGACATTGTTACGATCCAGAACCAGATGGATAAGAAAGAATATTTCTACACATGTGATCAAGAGCCAATGAAGTCTTTCTGCAACAAGACCTTGTGTAAGACTTTAAAGTATGGTGTTGGCAATCAAAAGGTAACGATGGATTTAGCAGGCCTATCTGTTGTGATGTCAGAACCAAGGCTTTGGTTCATGGATGTAAATGGCAGGAGGCTAGAGCTAACAACAGAAGAACTACAAATGCCTGTCAGATTTCAAAGAGCCTGCATGGAGCAGTTAAGTTTTATGCCAGACACATTTAAGGCAAATGACTGGCAGATTCTTGTTAATGGTTTGATGGAAAACCTAAACGAGATTGAAGTGCCGGATGAGCTTACATTCAAAGGACAGTTTTTTGAGCACATGGAGGCATACTGCACTGGCAGAATACAGGCGCAGAGTGCAGAAGAAATTATTCTTGGCAAGCCGTACACGAGAGAGGGATTTACTTTTTTTAGATTAGATTCCCTCATGGGGTTCTTAAGGCAACGTAAGTTTGATGATTACTCGAGGGCACAAGTTCAAGAACGATTGAAGGAAATGAATGGAGGTCAAGAGGCCAATGGAGGTAAAAATTTTAGAACATCTAAAGGGGAATGGAAAACTATCCGTGTGTGGTGGATACCAGAATTTACCCAAGAAGTAGATGTGCCTGATGTCGAGATAGAAAAGACGGAGGTGCCCTTCTAATGCAGACAACAATCTTTGGTCCTCCAGGAACAGGCAAGACAACAACGCTAATTAATATTGTTAAGAAAGAAATACAAAGAGGCACCCCTTTGGATAAGATTGCCTTTGTTTCTTTTAGTCGTAAGGCCGCTGACGAAGCAAAGCAAAGAGCCGTACAAGAATTAAACGTGAACCCAGATGACCTAACTTGGTTTAGAACACTGCATTCTCTAGCTTTTCAATATCAGGGTATGAGCATAAAAGATGTGATGAAAGCATCTGATTATCGAGAGCTTGGAAGATTAGTTGGGTTAGACTTTAGTACGAACTCTTATTTAACAATGGCTGATGGTGGTTTGTTTGCACAGGGCAAAGGGGGTGATGCATATCTGGGTATGATTCAGATAGCCAGAGTCCGTGGATGGAGTTTGGAAGAAGAGTTTAATTATACGGCTGATTACAGAATGCATTTTCAGCAGGCACGGATCGTGGATAATGCACTGAGAGCATACAAAAAAGAAGCAGATAAAAAAGATTTCGTAGACATGATTGAGGACTTTGTCGAGGACGGTGAAGGGCCTTCATTTGATGTTCTGATAGTTGATGAGGCACAAGACCTAGCACCGCTCCAGTGGCGCATGGTGCGCGAAATACTGGCACCTAATTCTAAGCGTGTGTACTATGCCGGAGATGATGACCAGTGCATCTATACATGGATGGGTGTGAATGTAAAAGATTTTTTAAGAGCATCTGAAGAAAAGCAGATACTTACGCAGTCGTATCGTGTGCCACAGCAAGTGCATGACATAGCAGCATTGGTTGTAAATCGTATTGATATCCGTCAGGACAAGCAATGGAAACCTGCATCACATACAGGTACGGTTGTATGGCACCGTGATGTGCGAGATGTGGATCTAGATGAGGGTCAGTGGTTAGTGCTTGCTCGAACTAATTACATAGCAAATAACATCGCTCGAGAGTTGCGCGAAGATGGGTATGTTTTTTACAGAGAGGGCTCGGGGTGGTCTATCTCTCCGAATATATTGCAATCGATAGAGACTTGGTTGTTGTTATGCAAAGGCTCTGAAATATCGACTGAGAAATTGTGGCAATTTTGTGACCAACTTAGGAAGGGTTTTCTTACTAGGTCTGCAAAGAGCAGGCTCAAGAAGATGGAAGAGGACGAGACTTTTACTCTGGCTCGATTAGTAAACGAGTTTGAGTTGCAGGCATCCGAGCAGACTAACTGGTACGATATAATAAATGTATCAGAGACAGAGGAGATTTATATATCATCCGCTCGAAGGAGGAACGAGAAGATCCTGACGGGTACACCAAGGATAAAGATATCAACTATACACAAAGCCAAGGGAGGAGAGGCAGACAATGTATTATTAATTTTAGAATCATCAAAAGCAGCATCTAAATCAAAAGACCAGGATGCTGAGAAAAGAACTTTTTATGTTGGCATAACCAGAGCCAAGAAAGAATTACATTTAGTAGAAGCAAAATCAGAATGGGGATTTTACATATGAAAAAAACTAGTAAGCTAAAGAAGATTAGGCAGTTGTTAAAGAAGCACCCAGAAAAAAATAATAAAGAGATAGGTTTAATGGCGAATAGTAACTCTAACTATGTAGCCAAGATAAGAAGAAATGAAAAACAACCTGTATTTAAAAATGAAGCTAGAGTAATAATAAATAAGCCAAGACCTAAGAACAGGGGTTGGTTTTTAGATGAGGCTAGAGTTTTAATTAATGGACCGAGGGCAAATGATTATGGAGAGTCCCAGATAAATCATGATCGTATTGCAAAAATGTGGACTATAATTTGCAAGACGGAGATAACCCCCGAGCAAGTGATTGCCTGTATGATAGCAGTTAAACTAGCTCGATTATCTGAAGACATAACCAAGAGTGATTCTTGGGTAGACATAATCGGATATGCCGCCTTGGGTGGAGAAATGGTAAATGTTAAAAGCTGATGGATTTGACAAGGCAGTGATTGGCAGGGCTCTCAACCCTGTCAATCGTGAAGACGTTATCGTATACGATGCATATCTTTGCATGAAAATTCTTGTGGAAAGAGATGGCATGACAGAAGATGAAGCAATAGAGTATTTAGAGTTTAATACGATAGGTGCTTTTGTAGGGGAATCCACTCCTATATTCTTATGGAGGATGTCTCTTGAAGAAGTCGAAGCATCAATTTGATTTTCTAGAAAACCCTGAGTTTGACTTTGCCCACAAGGAGGACATGAAAGAGGTGTCTCTAGCCTCTGTAGATAAAGACTGGTCACCTCCTCAAGTATTTCCAGACTTAACAAAGCATAAAAGAATTGCTGTTGACTTGGAAACGAAAGACCCAAACATCAAAACTCTGGGACCAGGATGGCCTCGAAGAGATGGCTATGTGATTGGCATAGCTGTAGCGGCAGGAGATTATCAGGGATACTTTCCATTCAGACATGCAGAAGGTGAAAACTTACCAGAGGATATGGTGTTGTCATGGTTTAAGAAACAGATGGCGACACCAGATATAGAAAAAGTATTTCACAACTCTACTTATGATCTGGGTTGGCTACGGGCAGAAGGGATAGAGGTTCAAGGTCGAATCATCGATACCATGACAGCCGCTCCTTTGCTAGATGAGAACAGAAGATACTATAATCTAAACTCTTTGGCAGGCGAGTATCTACAAGAATACAAGAACGAAAGACTATTAAAGCAGGCGGCTACTTACTTTGGTGTAGATCCAAAGGCAGGTATGTGGCAACTGCCATGTAGATATGTTGGTCCATATGCTGAACAGGATGCGGCTGTGACGCTTAGACTTTGGAACAAGCTGTCAATAGAACTTAAAGAGCAAGAATGTGAATCGATATTCAATCTTGAAAGTTCTTTGATACCATGCCTGTTAGACATGAAAACAAAAGGTGTACGAGTTGACCTGGATAAAGCAGAAAAAGTAAAGAAGCTACTCGAGAAAAGAGAATCAGACCTATTAGAAGAAATACGGGCCGAAACAGGAGTCTCTATTGAGCCATGGGCGGCTACATCCATAGCAAAGGCGTTTGATGCTCTTGGTCTTCCATACCATAGGACAGACAATACTGATGCGCCCTCCTTTACAAAACAATTTCTTCAGAATCATGAACATCCAATAGCCTATAAGATATTAAAAATACGAGAGTTCAACAAAGCTAACACGACTTTCATCGATACGATTGTAGAACACAGCCATAACGGCAGACTACATTGTGACTTTAACCCATTGAGAAGTGACGATGGAGGTACCGTTACAGGTAGATTTAGTTCTTCTAACCCTAATTTACAACAGATACCTGCACGAGATCCAGAATTAAAGAAACTAATTAGAGGCTTGTTTATACCAGAAGAGGGTGCAGAGTGGGGCTCGTTTGATTATGCGTCACAGGAACCTCGGTGGTTAGCGCATTATTGTGCACAGATGAAAGGACCTGCAAGACATCCACAGATTGATGAAGTGGTGGAGATGTATAAGCGAGGAGATGCAGACTTTCACCAGATGGTTGCAGATATGGCAGGTATCAAAAGAAAAGAAGCAAAGACAGTTAATCTTGGAATCATGTATGGCATGGGCAAAGGAAAACTTGCAGGTGTGTTAGACATATCTGAAGCAGAGGCTACCAAACTTCTGGAAGTATACCATGAAAAGGTTCCGTTTGTGAAAGGTATAGCAGACAGTGCCATGAACCATGCACAAAGAGAAGGTGTGATACGCACATGGTTAGGACGTAAGTGCAGGTTTGATATGTATGAGCCAAAGTCTTTTGGATTTAACAAAGCACTACCACTGAAGGAAGCACTACAACAGTACGGTGGTAAGGGCATGATTAGAAGAGCGTTTACATACAAGGCTCTTAACAAACTTATACAGGGCTCGAGTGCCGACCAGACAAAGAAAGCTATGGTGGATTGCTACAACGAGGGTCTTATTCCAATGTTGACGGTGCATGATGAGCTTTGTTTTAACATAGAGTCAGAGAAACAGGCCACCAGAGTCGTTGAAATTATGGAAACCTGTGTGGAAGACCTAAACATTCCTTTCAAAGTAGATGCAGAGATGGGTAAGAACTGGGGTGAGGTAGGATAGTCAGTTTAATTACTGGTGATTATCCATACTAGCATGCCCAAGACCACTGCAAGGCAAAGAAAGATTATAAAAAAGGCTAAAAACGTCAATTCTCGCGTCCTTCATGGTATATTCACACGACTATCGCTGCTGAAGGGCCTGAGAATTGGAATTTTTATTGAGTAAAATCAATAACTTATGAAAGAGGCTCAACAAGGTGTAAGGCGTGCTTTTTAGCTTCGTTGTTGCGTCTAGTCCAACCTTTACCGAAAGTTTTAAAATGAGACAGAGATTCATAGTAGTTTTGCCTGTCTGAATACAGGGTATCTAACGTGT